ATGCGGGGGTTTCCTACGGGGGCAGTTATGGCGCTGCTTGTTTGCGCTGCAATTTCGGTTAAGGTCGTGCCAGAAAAAACAAACCCTGCATCCAGTGTAATTGTCATGGCAGGCACGGTTGTTTGTCGTGGGGCGAAGCAATCAACAACGCGCTTCATAACCATAGAATCTGCGTCAATATTAGCTTTATATTGAACGCCTGTTTGCGTTGTATTATCCGTTATTGCAAATGTTGCTACTGTCATTTTCTTAACTCCCTGTTGCTAAATATGAAGCGGTGCCGCCAACATCGGAACCAGCGCTATTGAAAATATGTAAAGTGCATCCCGCCCCGGTTATGCTTGCAGCGCTACCATATAAAGCTGTTGCTCCCTGCGCTGTTACTACTACATCGGGCGCGGCATGGAAAGGGGTTGCAAATGTAACCGCCGTTCCGCCCGGTGCAACTGTTATCGTGCCTGATTGCTGCGAGGCTGGTTCGGCATCCACAAGCGGCGTGAAATTAACCAGCACTGAAACATTGCCCGCCGTGATGCCTGTCATGCTGATTTTTGCACGCATATAACGCATAAGCACTTTGCCAACTGTCCAATTGGTGAAGCTGTTCGGGTCTGTATTCCCGGTGAGCCAAGTATCAATTGCATATTGCAATGTTGCCGCTGCGCCCGCCTGTCCTATGCCAAGCGCAGAAAGGTGCGTTTCATAAACGCGCAGGGTGCTATCATATGCCGTGTCAATTTCTGGGGCGATATAATAGGCGCTGCTTACCGGGTCAACCACGAAATTATCAAAAATAGTGTAATCGCTAGTATGATTTGCAAGCGTGGTGCTATCTGGAATAAGCACGCCTGTTGGATGGCGGACAAAATTATTTACAATACCTATCCAATCCGGGTCTTGTTCCACCGCGGAGATAAGCGGGTTGCTATGTTCAACCGTTAAAATAAAGCTGCTGATGATTGGCGAGAGCTGATCGGCCAAGTCGTGCGCCCGGATGGAAAATTCCCATTCGCCATTGGGGACGCTCGCATTGGTCATTTCCGTACCTTTTGCCGCTTCGGTAAGCAATGTTTTTGCCGCCCAAGCGCTGCCAACTGCGCCAAAAGCAATATCATAGCCCTGCAATCCCACGTCATGCAGTAATTTATTCCATGTAAACGCAACCACATTGCCTTGCTGCACCGCTTGAAAGTTCAATACCTGACTTGGTGGCGGTGGCCCGACTATAACGTATGCAATACTTGAAACATCAGCTAATGCCTGTTCACCGCCGCCCCATATATTGAAACTTAGCAGTTTGATATAAACCGTTTCGCCTATTTTGGTTTTATCGTAACTATAAGCAAAAATTCCCGCGTCCATGCGCGTAAACTGCGAACCGTTGGCGTGATCCGTTATATCGGTGCCATAAACACCCCGGCGCAAATAAGTAAGGTCGTAAAGATTGGCACCTGTAAGGGTTGCTGTTTGGTAGCTTATAAGTTCGCCATCAACATAACAAAGGGTATTAAATGCGTCCGCGTCGGCCATGGTGCCGGAAAGCAACTCGCCGCCGCTTTCCGTCATGTTTACTTTAAGCGTGTTTACTGTGTCAGGATCGCTTCCGGTGGCAAGATATGCGCTTAAAACCCCTTGCCTTGCTTTGCCGTTTACCCTGCCCGCCAATTTAAAAGTCGCATCGTCGCTGGAAATCCATATTTCGCAACCGCCCCAATTATCGCCGCCACTGCAAGAAATATCAACTTCCAGCCCCCCGGTCTGCGCTACTTGAATAGGCGGTTCAAAAATTATCGGTATATTGGCATTTCCCGGCGGCGAGTTATAATCGGCCGCATATCCTGCGCCTGTTTGGAAGCTATGCAAAGGACTGCTTGCGTTGCCATTTAAAAATTCTTCGGCAACAATATCAAAATTACCTTCTTCGGTTTCATCAATAGTTTGGATTCTAACCCATTCACGATTCAAACCAAGCCCGGAGTCTGTAATTGTTACAAGATCCATAACATCAAGGAGGACATACCGTTGATCGAGCGTAAAGCTATATTTATTGCGCTTAGATTCCTTTTGAACTGCCAATTGCGCAGATAAGCGAGCAGCGCTTAAATCAGCAAAAAAGTGCGCATTAATAGTTTTTTCCCGTAACCCGTATTGGTCAATAAGTGCGCTGTCTTTCGCGTTTACCACGGCCTCATTATATTGGTTGTTACGGTCAACACAATTTAATTGGATGGAATTATAAGCATCGGCATTGCTTGCCCGTTCCAAAACAACCGGGTCTTGCCCGTCAATTTTAACAAAATCATCATCGTTCAAATCATATTGCGGCACGCTTGGCGCGGTGTATGTGTAGCCATTGGCGTTTAAATTCTGGTCGCCATAAGGGACTATCGAGAGGGTGCCACCCGAATAAACAAAAGCGCTATTGGTCGCATCCACAATTTCCGAAAGCAGGGAAGATGCCGCGGTTTGTTGAACGTATGCCGGGGAAATCCACAAGCCGCTGGCAATGCAATATGCCTGATATACCGAAAGGGAAGCCAACCGGGAGGAAGGAAACCCCGCGCCGCTTTTCGTATCAGTCGCAAGAAAAGTTATAACCTGCGATGGATCCGCATCAATCTGCCCGCTTATGCTATTACTGTAACGCCCGTAAATTTCCGCATTGTGGTTTGGTATTTGCGGGCTATTCCCCATCTGGTAGGCGGGGTTTGCAATATATGCCGTGCCGCGGTAATTTAACGCTTCGTTGGGATGATTGGAACTTAAATAGCCCCATGCTGTTTGCGAATACCCACCAAGAAACGCGCTATACCCAAGGGAAGCCAGCGAAACAACCTGCTTATTAACGTAAAGGTTGCCTATCGCCTGTATCGGCCCGTCACATAATGCAAATGCAAAAGCAGCTTGGTAAACGTACTGCGTTGAACCGCCGCCACCTTTACCGCCGCCACCGCCCCCAACGCCACCCTTGCCGCCTGCGCCTGCGCTTGATTGCTGCGCTGTCGCTAGAAAATCCCCGTACCATATTAAATTAGGCGCAATTTTTGTTGTGCCAAAAACAAGCGGTATCGGTAGCCCCTGCGCGGAGCTTTGTAGCTGTATTCCCGAAACTGCGGTAACTGCCATTTTTGGTCTGCCACCGCCAAACAAAAACCCCATTTTATTTGCCCCAATAACTAAAAATTCTGCGTTGCCGCGGCTTGCCCTTGTCGCTTGTGTTTTCACCAACATGCGTCAACCACGCGGCATTTTCCGCATCTTCCTGCATAACCCCAACCCCAGCTTGCGCATGTATTATTTTAGGGTAATCAATGACAATCGCGCCATGAGAAAAACACCTTCCAACCTTATAAAGTATAATATCTCCCGGAAGCGGTGGCGTAAAAATCTCATGCGTATAGCCCAGTAAGCCTTCAAGGTAACGTTCTGCACTGCGGTGGTGCATCCAATCTTTTGGGTAAAACTCAATATCAATTTTGGGTATTAATCCAGCTTCGTGGAAAACCTCCGCAAGCAATGTAAGGCAATCGGCCCCCGCGCCCTTGATTCTTCCCATGTGTCTATAGGGCGTGCGCTCCCAACTGCGGGCAATGGCAACCACTTGTTCGCGCTGTTCTATCTCAATCATTCTTCGCCCTTTTTTTCTTCGCAGTCCGCGCATATTTCGCGTACCGGGTCTTTGCAATCACGAACGCCAACCATTTCTTCGCCGCACTCCTCGCATAGTTTCCAAGCAGCCATATTAAACCCCCGTTTCGTTTTGTGGTATGAAAGGGAACCCACGGAAATTTGCGATGTTACTAAATTTGTTCGCGCAGGTGGTTTGCATCTTGTCGCATCCGGGATATACGTTGAACGTATCGCCAACGCCGGGAGTATTAGGGAAAGGTGACATAAGCGCAAAAGTGCTAATTGCCCCTTTAATATGTTGCTTAATACTGCGCGAAATTCCATTATTCACCCCGCTTGTAAACGTGATTTTTCCTAGATCGAAATAACCTGTTGCCTGCGATAAGGAAGAAGCCCCGATAAGGCTTGCCAGTGAACCAACGGCGACTGCGCCGGAAACGGCAAAGCTGGCTTGGTTAAGCGTGCAACCAGCATCGTAAAGGGTATTTATGCAACCGGCCTGATAAATATTGCGGGGTAAGTTCTGGTTAAACCTGTCAACCCATGAATTGACGGTAAAAGTTGTTAAGCTGCGCCCTGCCTGCACCGGGGCAACAGTTCCCGCAAACATAGTAACAACCCCTGTCGGTAATATTGTTGAAACATAGCCCTGCAACGGCCAATAAGCATGTGAAAAGGTAACTTCTGCGCCATCGAACGCACCCTTTTTTATTGCTTCATTAAATGGTTGCCCGTCAATAAGTGCGCCGTTGGGTATTACAGAAAATTGCAGCGTGTCCACTTCTAAGCCGATTCGCCATTTTACCTTACCACGTTCGCCCTTACGCTCGAACAATGCGCCGGATTTTGCCGCGGTCAAATAAGCGTTGCCATCAAAAACAACCGGACAATCCGCAGTTGTGAAATAATAAGTTCCGCCATTTATAAGAATAAATTTATACAGCCCGCACCAATTGAATTGACGGGTAGCAAGCAGGCTTTCCAGTGCGCCGGGTGTAGTTTCATAAGATGGCGTTTTCATAGCTTTAATTCTTCAATGAAATGAAACTTACTTTTTTTCCTTCGTACATATTACTTATAAATTTGTTAAAAGCCATGTTGTCGTCAAGAAAACGGCAAGGCCAGTAATATGTAAAATCCGCGGTTATCACTTGCCCGGCGGTTGGAATATGTCCGGGGGCAAAAGTTATTACGCCGGGCGAAGCATTACCCCAACTTGTAACCGACCAGTTCGCGCCGCCTGCATCAACGCCGTTTACATAAACCTTGCTTACAACATTAGGGGCAAGCACTGGTTCGACAAAACCGCCCCACGCACGCACAAGCTGGAAAGAAGCGGTGGTGCCATCCCCAACCCCTAGCGCCTGCGCGGTAACGCTTGCATCGTCTGTATCGGTATAAAGAAAGCTGTCAAAGCGCCCCTGCCTTGCATTATAGAACCCCGCCAGTTGTTGAAATTCGGTATATGCAACACCGTGAACCGTACCTTGGCGCAGCGCACTAAATTGAAGCGTCCATTGCCAGCGCGGATATGTATAATTAGAAAGGCGGGTTTCTTTCCCGCTTTGGCTTTCCTGTACAATATTATCCCACATGGGGACGCGCTCTATATCCCAGCCCAGCCCGGTGAGTGATGGAAAAATTTGTGATGACATATTTTATTACCCTTTCATTCCAGCAAGCGCAGGGTTAGCGTTGCGCATTTGTCCGTTAATAGCCTTGGCGATAGTGCTTGCGTGCGCTTTCAAAAAGTCTGCCCCGCTGCGGGTATCTATCGCGCTTAAATTTATGTTTACTGTTGCACCTCCGCCTGAACCGCCACCAGCCATATCGCGCACTGCATTAGCAAGCGGCGCAGGCAATACCATTTCTTCTTCGTGCAGCTGCGTAAGCGGGTTCACGCCCTTGGGTATATCAAACCCCTGCTTTGCCGCGGGAACCATCAATTGATATGCCATTGCGCCCGCATATGCCATTGCCGCGGCTCCCGGTGCGAGAATCGGGCCGATAACCGGAATAACTGCGGTTGCTGCGTAAGCGCCTGCGCCTGCGGTCGCTGCATGTCCGGCAATCGTTGTTCTGTCGCTTGCCCCGGCAATAGCTTCACCAAACAATGCCATTAGCACCTGTTTTTCAATCCAGTTTAAAACCATTTCCGCAAGCATCCCGATAAACGATGAAAGTATATTGCTAAAAATATTCTGCATGGCTTGCTGCCAAGTCTGCGTTCCCATCAATATACCTTGTATAGCACCCGAAAAGCTGGATTTGATGGTTGAAAACAGTTTTTGAAAATCTGCCATCTGCGCAAGCACGCTTTGCCTGTTTATTTGCTGAATGTCGTTAGCGTGCTTTTGTTCCAGTAATTTCAGCTGATTGTTTACCTTGTTAGTTTCAACAACAGTCAGGTTTTTGTTTTGCTTATATTTAAGCAAGGTTTCCTGATCTAGCTGGTATTCCTGATTAGCTAAATCACGCAATTGCGTAAGCTGCTGTTGCTTGGTAATAAGCCCCACGCTCAATTCAGCATCAAGCAAACCCTTCTTGTTTTCAAATACCATCTTATCAAGTTGGATCTGCGTAGTGGCGTTTTGCTGCGCTATTTGCTGCTGTTGTTTTGCGGCTTCTTTCGCGGCGTTTGTATCGCCAAACCCTTTTGGAACTGTCTTGGTTCCCGCAGCTTCTTTCGGGGCGTTTTTGGGGGCATCATTTATGCCACCTATATTCCATATCTGCGCAATAAGGGCTTTTTGCGCTTCCATGTCACGCGCCATTTTTTCGGCACCTTCTTTCATTGTTGCTTCAAGAAGGGCTTGCCCGTTTTTGGCGGCTTCGTTCGCCTTGGTAAAATTTAAGGTAGCATATGCCGCTATCTGTTCGGTATAGGTTTGAAACTTTATAACCATTTCAGCGAAATATTCGCCAATTGCATTAGTTATGCCGTAAACAATCGTTTGCAGTCCAACAAAAGCCGTTTCCAGTGACTTCACCATAAATTCCACAACTTGCAAAGCCTTGCTGTTACTAGAGAAATTCTCTGCAAGGCTGGTTAGAAGTGGGATTAATGCGGTTCCAATAACACGCTGCACGCCCGTGAAAGAGTCGCCAACATCGTTTATCGCTTTTTTGTATCTTAAAACATCATTTGCGGCTTGCTCACTGACTACCAACCCGAAGCGCTCCGCATCGTCCGCGCCTTCTTTTAATTCTTCCTTGGTAAGCCGCAACAAATTTGCCATTTCTCCGGCACCGCGGCCAAACAGGAACATAGCCGCAACGTTGCGGTCTGTGCCTTCTTTGTACTGGTTTAAGGTGGAAATCGCGTTCAACATTAATTGTTGCTGCGAAAGCAAATTTCCATTCTGGTCACGGGTAACAACCCCCAGCGCATTTACTTGGTCTTCGTTGCTTTTTATTTGCCGATCAAGTTTTGCGGCCGCACCGCGATAATCGTCTGTACTGACTTCGATTGCATCCAGCGCAAGGGCAAGCCCGCTGGCTTCTTCGGTGGTGATACCAAAATTTTTTGCAAGGTTTCTTACTTCGGTTGTCCATTCAACGGTAGCTTCAATCGCTTCGTGGAAAATAGCCCCGCCTGCGAGAACAGCGGCGAAGCCAAGGAAGGCCTTGCTTAATCCTTCAAACGCCCCGCCGATTCCTTCAACTGATTTACTGGCGTTTTCTGCAAACCCTTTTACAGAGTTTGCCGCCTGCCCCATTGATTCTTTTAGTCCTTCAATATTGGCTATGACTTTAAAGCCAACATCATTTTCATTACCCATCTTTGCCCCCGCTTTTTTATTCGTATTCGGGCAAATCCTCAAAATCTGCTTTTTTGCCCTTTCCTTCCATTATATCAGTTTCCGCATTTTGTGGCTTTATCCCCGTGAAGGCGGCGGCTATAACGTGGGTCGGCGGGTGGCTTCTCCAATAGGCAGTCAAAGAAGCGAGGCGGGGCAGAGTCATATTTTCATCTATATAATCCCATGTCCAACCTGTCGCGGTTATCAAATGGGAATATATTTCGCCCCAATTAGTATCCTCTAATCTTTGACTGCCTTCACTTCCCCCCGGTTTACTGCCCCCGAAACTGACATTATAACGGTTAATGCCTGCATCATATTTTGCATGTCTAAGCCTTCTGCCACTTCGTCAAATGTTATTTCTGGATTGCCCCGGCGCAGCGCACTGAAAACAATCTGTGTAATGTTTTTAAAATCTTCTGTGGTTGGCATTTTTTCCGCGGTGATATTTTCCATTGATTTAAGCAGCGGGGAAATTTCTATTATAGTTTTCAGATTAAGCGGCAAAACCACATATTCTTTATTGTTTAAAACAAGCGTGTCCTTGGTTGTCATAAATACATATCCTCAAATTTGTTTACGGTTATTTTTGAAAACTCCGGCAAAATATCAAGATTCACTTTTGTAAGCAAATCAAGAACCAGTAATTTATTTTGCATTGCTTCGGAAACCGTATCAAGAGGAATAAAGGGCATTGCCCGCTTAAACATATAATTGCGAATCTTTAAAGCGACAAAATAGAAATCTTCCATAACCTGCATTTCGGTTTGCTTATTATATGCTTTTGCAATATCAGCAATCGGCACGCCATTAAGCAGGTTTATGAATATCAATTCCCGTTCTGTCGCCTTTTCAGATTTCATATTTAAGCAGCTTCGGCAAATGATACCGTGCCAAGATTCCCCGCAGCATCGGCAAACGCTTCAAAGTCGAAACTTGGTATTGCGAAATCTTCCGTTTTGGTAGCGAAAGAAAACTTGTTTGCAATACATGCGTTAAGGGTAACGCTTGCTTTCTGTCCGTTATAAGGCAGTGAAATAACCGTTTTAAAGGTCGGCGTGGTTCCCATTGCCTGTTGTGCGATCGTGAATTTCTGCCCGGTGCTTGGTATGGTGTACATATAGGAAATATACACCGCAAGCCCGGCATCAGCGGCGGCAAATGTATAAACACCAGCGGAAACGCTATATTGCCCGGTAGTCGGGCCTGATGCAACGCGAGTCAAAGGCAATCCGGTTGCGCCAAAAACAACGCCTAAATCAGTAGTCCATGTCCCGCTATTGGCGACTGTAACGGTATAAGGCCCAGATGGTGCCGGAATAGTTCCGGTTTCATTATCAATTGCGGCGATCTGCCCCGAACTTGCGGACTGCCCGAAGAATAGATCATTGATTACGCCACCATTAAACTGGCCGAAACTGGCCTTGCCCTTGGTTGTGATAACGCCACGCGCCACCGCGAAGGGCAAGTTATTTTGCCCTATAAGGGTTTTAGATGATGCGTTAAAATCAAGGCTTACGTCCTGCAAAACGCCGAAACGCTTTGGTGTTGGGGTGGTGGAATTTAAAATCCCCCACATTGCGCCCGCGCCGAAAACAATTTGTGTCATATTAATTTACTCCCGTTGTTGTTTATTAATTAAAAAAGTTTTTTCAATTCTTCTTTGGCATTATGGCAAAAATTATATATTGCCGTTTCTCCTGAAATTATGCTTCCATGATAATATTCTGCAAACCATGTATCAATTTTAGCATGGATTGCTTTTGTTTCGCTACTTGCTGTTTTAGCGGTTACCTCTGTAGGCTTTTTATCTGCGTTTATTTCCTTGTCCATTGTTTGCCCCCGTTATGTGTTGGTTAAAATATTTATCGGAATTACCGCTATTCCCTGCCCGTCCATTATGCCTTCAATAATTTCAATATCGTTTTCACCGATCCAGCAATGTTGCACAAGTCCGCCAAGAGTTTGGGTATTGGTCACCTTGTCCGGGTAAAGGCAATCGGCCACGGCTTGAATCATGTCATTTATTTTAGTTGCGGGGATTGCTTCAACTGTCGGCTCGTAAACATACAGGTAAACATTACAACGCAGGGTTTGTTTGGCGTTGTAACCTTCAAACCCCTTGCTGGAAACCCGCCCTTCTGCGATCTGGTTGATATAAAGCGCAGGGGTGGTATCCCATAACACCTGCGAGGGGTCTTTTAACTTCCGGCTGACATGGGGAAGTGAATTAAACTGCCCTAACCCTGCTACCGTCTTTAATTTTGCTTCCAAGGCAATATAAGCAAGTTCTGCTTTGCTGGTTGTCATTTTTTATTTACCTCGCGCACCGCTTCTTCAAGTGTTTGCCTTATATAACCTTCGTTTTCCCTGCGCGATGGCGCAAGATAAGGGCGGGCGGTCGAATTAACTTGTCGAACAAAAGTTCTTACATTCGCAAACCCGCCTGTTGCCGTGCGGCGCACATGCGCTTTAACCGTTTCGCTTCCTTGAAATCCATATTCCCACCGTGCAGCATATTTAAGTGGCGCATTACCGTTGCTGCGACTTGCGACATCGCCAATTATTGACGCTGGTTGATTTAATACTATGCCTTTTATTGAGCGTGAAAGCGTTCCAGTGCGGCGGTGTAAAACCTGCCCGGAAAGTTTTTGTTCCTGTACATAGCGAACCAACGTAAAAACTATTTTATTCATGGCACGCACAAGCTGCGGGCGCAATTTTCCGACGTAACCGTCAAACTTGGCAACAAGCTTTTCCGTACCCACCATTTCAAGCTTTACGCTTACGTTTGGCATGTTTTAAAACGTCCTTTTGCGCTGGTCGAGAATGGTTTTAACCCAATCGGGCATGTCTTTTGTTGAATAATTGATTGTTTGGCCTCCCATGCTGCGCGAAGTTTCCCCGCCTCGCTGCCTGTCATTAAGCCAATACTGCACGGTTCCGCAACACGCCTGAATTAAGTCGTCGGGAATAACGGTATAACCTGCGGTATAAGAAATAACCACATTTCCCCAGTTTTTTGTAAACACATAACCATTAAGCATTATCATATTTTCATTGAAATAATAACCGGGGCTGGTGAAATTACTCGCCGCCGGGATTGCCAGCCCGTCTATCGTGACACTGGCAACCGCTGCAATTGGAAAATTGGGTAAAACAAGAGCCTTCCCACCCGTACCGTCAAAGGTTTGAACATACGCCTTACTTATAAAATCCCTACTGCAATAACTTTCGATAGCTACGCTTGCCGAAGTCAATAATTGCTGTAACAGCACATCATTGCTGCTACCAGTATTTATATAAGTTTTTAGTGTCGCTAATGATGTTAAATCATACTGTGATGCGGTCATTGCTTTACCCTTTTTCTGCTTATTCGGCGGCTTTTTCTTCTTCTATTTCCGCTTGTTTGGCTTCCCAAAGCGGGATAACCAATTCTTGAATCTTTTCAAGTGACATCGTGTTGGCAATAGATGCGCCTAATTCAGCTTCTTTGTTCAATTTAACAAGCTGCGCCTTGCTTAGTTTTTTAATATCAAAAATATTATCTTCCGGCGGTGAAGTGGTGAACCCGTGAGATTCCACCAGCGTTTTAACTGCATGATCTGGCACACTAACAGCACCATCGACCGGGGCGTATTCTTTGCCCTCAAATGAAAAACTACCGGAAGTTTTGCTATATATTGTAGTTGGCATAAAAAACCTTTCTGTTGTTTTGTTAAGAAAAA